TGTATAAATCTAAATGGACTATAACCCATATCTACAATGTACTGATGAGGTAAGTATGATGGAAAAAATATCATTCTACCTGGTTTTACTTGATAATTAATTTGTGATGATGCGTAAGTTACTTTTGTTTTATCTTTTTCTGGTAACAAATTCATAACATTACCTGGTCTTGGATCTTCAAACATAGGCAAAGATGTAGTCTTATCTGCTTTTAAAAAATAAAAACCAGATATATGACCATTCCAATGTGTATGTAATGTGTGATGTCCACCACCTTTTTTAGCAAACTCTTGTACCCATAATTCTGTAGTAAACACTTCATGACCAGACATATCAAAACCCATTTCATGTAATAAGTTATATGATGTAGCACCTACATAATTTTGTAATTGTGCAAAATTAGGATCACCAATTAATGTTGTTGAATGAAATACATGACCCATATCACCTTTGTCACCAAATTTTTTATTACGTTTATCTATAGCTGGTTTTAAATTTTTCTTTGATGCTTCAATATATTTTTCTGATGCTTTATTTAAATCGTCTACAAATTTTGGTTCATCTGCAAACCAAATAGGACATTTAAAAAATTCTTCTAATTGTAACTGTTTTGGATAACCTATAACTTCTTTTTTTATTTTTTGTTTTCTAGCTTTAGTTTTTTTCTTTTTCATATTTCTCCTTTATTGAAATGGATATCCTAAGTTCCATATTACTAAACTGTTTCTTTCTCCACTTTTAACAGGACATACTCTATGCCATACAAATGAAGGAAATACAACTAAAGATCCTTTAGGTAATATTTCTGTACATTTTTTAACATTTCTTTTTTTATCTGGATCCATGTTTCTAAAATCAAATTCTAATTCACCACCTTTATAGTCTTGAGGATCTGATAAGGTAACTGTTACAGATAGTTTTCTAATTTTACCATGTGATGGATCTCCTTGTTGTCTTTGATAAGGTTGATCCCAACTATCACAATGCCAATCATAGTATTGGCCTTTTTTATATTTTGTAAATTGACAAGACTCAGAAAAATCCCAATTAAAATTCCAACCAGCACTAGCATTTGCTTGATGAACGTAAGGTTGTATTTCTTTATACACCCATCTATCATTTAGCCAAACAATATTAGAATCTCTTTTCTTTTTTAAATCTTTAATTTGTTTTTGATTTAATTTTTTATCGCCATAACCACCAGTGAGTGCCATTTGTTCTTGCATTTGATGACCATACTTTACAATGTCATCACAGATACGCTCTGGAATTGCTGATTGAAAATACCAATAATAATTTGTTAAGTTCATATATCTTTATGAACTTAATATAACATTTGTTATGAAACTGTCAATGTTCCACTTACTGTAAAAGTAGCTAGTTTGTCTCCACCAGGATGCGTAGATGTTGCATTGGTACAAGGGGTAACTGCAAAAGTTGTAGCACTAGGTGCTCTTACAATAACAATACCTGATCCACCAGAACCACCAGCAATAGTATTTCCACCACCACCAGCTTTACCTCCAGTAGCACCACCTCCACCACCAGTGTTAGCAGTTCCATTGTTTGCAGGTGGGGCATTATTTTTAACCCCAGCTCCGCCACCACCAGCTCCGCCAGCTCCAACGGTTCCGTTATTATTAAATGTAGATCCACCTCCACCACCAGCGTACGTTGTACAACTGTTGTTAATATTATTAGGTGCTCCAGCACCACCAGCTCCAGCAGCACTAGGTGTTGCGTCTGCTCCAACAGCAGTTGCTCCACCACCTCCACCACCTGCAGCTACCGCAGTTGGTCCACCTGAATATTGAGGATCACCTCCATCATTACCTTGAGGCGGAGTTTTAGTCGGAGTATTACCAGAACCTCCTGGTCCTTGATACGATCCACCACCACCTGATCCGCCGGGACTTCCTCCTGAAGTTGTGCCCGCATTAGTTGAGCCTTCAGCTCCACCTTTACCACCACCTGTTGATGTTATTGTAGAAAAAGTTGAATCACTACCGTTAGCTCCTAAAAGTCCCGATCCTGGACCAGAAGCACTTCCTGCACCACCACCTCCAATTGTAATTGTGTAGTCTCCTCCACTCATTACTAATGTTGATCCTTGTAAAGGTGATGGACCATAACCTGATGCAAGATAACCTCCAGCACCACCGCCACCGCCACCAACTTGACAAGCACCTACTGTTCCACCGCCAGCACCACCACCAGCTACTACTAAATAATCTATATTAAATAATCTTTCTGGCCATTTTCCACATTTAATCGCTTGAAATTGACTTTGCATTGACCACACACCACTTGCTTTGTTTAATTCTTTTACGATAACTATACCAGATCCACCAGCTCCACCACAACCACCAGCTGGGTTATCAGAAGTTGCTCCACCACCACCTCCACCGGTATTTGTACCACCAGCTGCTCCACTATTAGGTGCATTACCTGTTGAGGCTCCTGCATCACCTCCACCACCTGCTCCACCGCAACCTGCATTATCAGGAGGTGCATTTCCACCAAAATATAATCCTCCACCACCGCCACCACCATAAGTAGATGCTCCACTAAATTTAGGACTTAAATCTCTTCCGGCTCCACCAGCTCCACCAGCTAACAAAGGTACTGTTCCTTTTCCAACACCACCTGCAGCTTCTGCTCCACCACCACCACCTGATCCTTGTCTACCACAACCTGGATTAGCTAAATCACCACCTGGATTTCCTTGTCCTGCAATACCAGTACCAAAACCACTACCTGGTGAACTTACTGGATATGATTTACCACCACCAGAACCTCCTGGTGCGCCACAGTAATTAGGATTATTACCACCTCCGCCACCACCACCAGCAGTTGCTGTAAGTGTAACTCCACAAGCTACTAAAGTTGAATTAACTCCATTACTACCTTTACCACCAGCAGGACCTGGGTATGGATTAGCTGCGCCACCACCACCTATTGTAACTGCAACAGTTCCACCTGCTGTTGTGTTTGTGCTACATGTACATAGTACACCACCAGCTCCACCACCGCCACCACCAACGTTTCCAGTAGTTACAGTACCACCAGCTCCACCACCTGCTATAACAGCAGATTGAATTACGGTAGTACCTGGTTGAAGTGAAACACAACCTGAAGATGTTTTAATTGTAACCGTGCATTTTCCAAAAGAAGTAGTATTTACTGCTCCGATTACACCACCGTTTGCTGAGCCAGATCTTGGCATTTAAGTGTCCTCCTATGCGGACACCCAAGCTGTGCCGTTCCAATCGTAGATTGTTGGTGTTTCCGCTTCGTCGTTAGATTTAGTTGCTTCCCAACCTGTTGTGTTGTCAGCTTGATATTTTGTTTCGTTCCAAGATATTATATATCTCCAAACACTTGGATCTTCTCCATCACTTATAATTGTTGGATATGTTATTGGTGATTGCCAATCGTCATTAGAATCTAATGACCATGATGCATGAGGTTGTTGTGATAAAAATTTATCTTTTACAGGATCATAAATCATTCCAATTCCTGCGTATTGTTTTCTAAAATTATGATTGTAAGAAGTTTGTTTCCAAATTCCACCTTTAAAAAAATTAATACACCATGTTTCACCATCTTGGTGCATGTCTGAAGGAACGCAATCGTTTCCTACAACTACTACTCTTTCAACTACTTGATGAGTATCTGATGTAATTCCTGTTGGGTCTACTTTTGTTTTTAATTCTGCGAAATGTGCCATATTTTTACTCCTTAAATTTGTATTTATAAATTAATCTTAACTTATTGTCAACGTTCCAGTTACTGTAAATGATGCTACTTTACACCCTCCAGCTGGTCCTGGTAATGTTGCAATACTATTAGTTCCTGGTGCTACTGCTGCACATGTTGATCCTGGTACACGTACTATTACGATACCTGATCCACCTGCTCCTGAAGATGTACCACAATAAGGCATACCTGGTCCATCAACGGCACCACCACCTCCACCACCAGTATTTGCTGTACCGGCTACACCGGCTGTTCCAGGGAAAGCTCCACCAGCTCCACCGCCACCAGTTCCTCCAGTACCTCTAGTTATACCTGGTCCATAATAACCACCACCTCCACCACCAGCGTAAGCTACACAAGAATTCGTTATATTGTTTGTTGCTCCAGCTCCACCAGGACCTGCTACTGATCCAGTGTGAGCTGTACCTGCTGCAGTTGCTCCACCACCACCACCTGAAATATTATAACCAGTGCTCGGTTGATTACCACCAGCTCCACCAGCATTTCCTTGAGGAGGAGTTGTTGGAGGACTGTTTCCTATTCCTGCAGTTTGACCTGGACTATTACCACCTGAAGCACCACCACCTGAACCTCCAGCTATTGGCGATGCAGGAGCTGCTAAACCAGAATCTTCAGAGTTACCACCACCTCCACCGGCAGATGTTATTGTTGAAAATACTGAACTACTTCCTTGTAAACCAACTCTATCAGCGACAGGTTGTGATCCTGAACGAGCTGCACCTCCAGCTCCAATTGTAATACTGTATGGTCCTGGACTTAAAATTGCTGCAGAACCTTGTAAAGGAGAAGGTCCATAACCAGAAGCACGATAACCTCCAGCTCCACCTCCACCACCTTCTTTTTGTCCACCGGAACCACCACCAGCGACTACTAAATAATTTGCTGTAACAACATTTGGATCTCCATCACCGATTGTTAAACATCCTGATGCTGTAAAACTTGCTATTTGATCTATACCAGAAGGAGTACTAGCATAAGAAACTGAACCACCTGGTGTTGTTGATAATGTAACTCCTTGACCTGCGTTTGCTCTTACAATTACAATACCTGAACCACCAGCTGCACCATTAACGCCTACTGGATAACCACCAGCACCTCCACCACCTCCACCTCTGTTGGTAGTTCCTGCTGTAGCTTGATTTCCTGGACCAGTTGGTCCACCGCCTGCTCCACCAGTTCCGCAAGGAGAACCTGCTCCTGCAGAGGCACTTGTTGGACTTCCACCAGGAGTAACAACACCACCACCTCCACCACCAGCGTATGATGTATCTGTTCCTGTAATTGCATTTGGTGCTCCTGCACCACCTCTACCACCAGCACTAGTTGGTCCTGGTTGTCCAGCTTCGGTTGCACCACCTCCACCACCACCGGTATAAAATGGTCCAGTTGCTCCTTGTGCTCCGGGATTTCCTTGAGGAGGAGTTGTTGGAGGTGTATTACCTGATCCAACGGTATTGGTTCCATAAGTTCCACCACCTGAACCACCTGGAGCAAAAGTTGGATTACAAGTTCCTCCAACTCCAGCACCACCACCTGCAGAAGTTATTGTTGAAAATACTGAATTAGTACCTTTTGAACCACCTGCATCTGTACCACTTGGTCCTGTCGAACCTGCACCACCAGATCCAACTGTTACTGGAAAAGTTCCTAAAGCTAAAGTTAACGCTGAACCTTGTAATGGACTTGGTCCATATCCTGATGCACGATAACCTCCTGCACCACCGCCACCCAGTCCTGATGATGTAGTTCCACCACCGCCACCACCACCAGCAACTACCATGTAGTCTACATCTAGTGTTCTTGAAATCCAATTTCCTTGTTTTACAAAATCATATACGGTATTCATTTGCCAAATACCTGGCGCAGCTTTAAATGAATAAGCTGCTTCTTTTACTACAACAATTCCTGATCCACCTGATCCACCTGAAACTCCACTGTTAGTAACTAAACCACCGCCACCACCTCCAGTGTTAGTTGTTCCAGAACCTGCTGGTTGATTAGTAGGAGCTCCACCACCACCATCTCCACCACCACCTGGACCACCAGGTACAACTCCAGGAGAAGATCCTCCTGATGTACCGCTACCACCACCACCAAATAATCCTGGTGCGCTTGGTCCTGCTTGTGGTTGATCTGCTTGATAAAAAGGTTGAGGTGCTGCTCCAAAGTGAGGTGTTACATCTACTCCTGCACCACCATTATTACTTGGAAAGTTTCCTCCAACGGCATTGGCACCACCGCCGCCGCCTCCAGCGTTAACTCCACCACCAGGTCCACCTGCTCCACCATTATTTCCTTGAGAAGGACTAACAGGAGGTGTGTTACCACTACCTTGAGAAGAATTAGGAACAGCAGAATCTCCACCAGCTGATCCTCCACCTGATCCTCCAGGATCTCCTACGTGTCCATACGAACCGCCTCTACCACCACCTGTAGATACCGTACATCCAAAACTTGAATTGCTACCTGAAGCATTACTACAATTAGCTGCACCTGTTCCACCAGCTCCAACTACTACACTTGTTCCACTTGATACTGTTTGACAAGTTAAAATTCTAAGACCACCAGCTCCACCACCACCAGCGTGTTCACCTGCGGCTCCACCACCACCGGCAACAACCATAACAGTTGCACCTGTTCCTGGATAAGAACCTGTTTTGTTATATGTACCTGATGATGTAAAAGCTACGTTGGTAGAAGATACTGATGTACACAAGTTTGTGTTTGGGGGTCCAATTATTCCGCCATTGCCAGCCATAATTTAAACCTCCTATGCGTCGTCTAATACTTCATATGAAATAAATAAATCTAGGTCACCTGAAGCACTAGCTCCACCCTTCAGTATGTCACCTTCCATTAAATAAATAGGTGTGTCCGAAATGACTAACGTTGCGTCAGCCGGGACTGAAACTGTTTTTGCTAAATAAACTGTTGCGTCGGCACCTGTTGGAGTAATACCCGTTGCTCCAGCAGTTGTTAAACCGTCTACAAATAAATCTACATTTGCTGCTGCTGATCCATCTACGTTTGCAACTGTAATTCTATTAATTTTTAATAATTTTTCTGCATCAACTGTTAATAGAGTTGCAGTCGTTGTATTAGATAAATTGAAACCAAGGTTTCCACCTAAGATTGATGTTACATTTACTATATTTGGGTTTGCCATTTTTTAATCTCCTTCTTCCTTTTAACCGAATACGATTGCCATTGCAATAGCTTTTCCTACAGAAACTGCAGGGGCTTGCATAGTTGGGGCTGCTGCTGAGCCATTTGATGTTAATACAAAACCGCTAGTTCCTTCAGCAACTGCGCCAAAAGAGCCAGAACTGTTAATTTGAACTTGACCAGTTGTTCCAGCTGGTGTTGTTGTTGTGCCTAGTGATAAATCTTTAATATTAGGATTTGTGCCATCGTCTGCACATGCAAAAACTAATTTATCGCCTTTGTCTGTAGCAGAAAAAGTAACAGATGTCCCACTACCAGATATATATTCAAACTCAACTTCGTGTGCTCCAGATGTTGTGTTTCTTAATAAATAAAAAGTTTCTACATCTAAAGGAATTCTTACATTTTGTTTTCCAGTAATTGTTCCTGTAAATTCAATCATTCTAAATTGACCAGTTCCAGTTGTATTACCATCTGTAATTGTCAAATCTGTGTTTTGAACTCCACCCGCAATTGATTTTGCAGAATACCCACCAGTAAGTTGTTCTATAAGATTTAAATTTGTATTAGTTTTTGTTCCCCATGTACCGGCATTTTCGCCAGTCGCCATTAATTCTACGCCAAGAGGTGTGTATGTTGAAGCCATTGTTTAATTCTCCTAATTATTGCATTTATATTGGTTATTTAGTTTTAAGTCAAACACAATTATCATGGGGTTTTT